AATTAGTTTTCGATAATGACAATAATATCGTAAGTAGTGATATAAAAATATTTATTGCTAGTATGCAAAAATTTGAAAATCAATTAAATGCTATTAAAAATCTTACTGATGCTCAAAGACAAGAACAGTTTGCTTTAAAATATCCTGGATATGTAATAAATCAAGAAGATTATACTTTTGAAGATCAATACTTAGATATTTATAATAGAGCTATGGGTAAGTAATGCCTAGTAAAACATTTAAAAATTTAAATCAAGACGAATTAAATCAATTTCTCAATAATCAAATAATTGAAGATCGTCCAAATAATGTTCCTATTTCAACAACAGAAGAAATAGCTATTGGTGGAAATGAATCAGCTCTAATTGCAGCTGGATTAAATCCTAATCTTATTTCAGAAGGAAATTTAGATTGGGCTAATGAAGTAGGAGAAGTAATTCAAAAAGCAAAAGAAGAAAAACTTGGAACAGTAGAAGCAGGTAAAGGTGAAATATACGCTGCAGAAATGGGCCAACCTACAGGAGAATTATCTCAAGAAGAGTTAAATGAAATTTTTGCTGAATTCGTTCCTAGTAAAACAACTAGACTAAAACAAGCAGGTATTAATTTAGATGAGTTAGATTTTGTTCCAAGACTAGTTATGGAAGCAGGAGGTATGGACGATAAACAGAGAATGGATAATCTTCGAGCATATCTTATTGCTAAAAATCCAGAAGAACCTGTTTTTGTTGGAAAAGCAAGTGAGTTAGGAGATTCAATTCCTGACTTTGTAAAAACAATGACAGCTGATTATAAAGAAACAGGATACGACCCTGTTTTATTTAAAGTAGGAGATCAAGGATTTAGAGTGGCTAATATGCCAGGAATTACAGGAACTGAACTCGGAGCGATTATTACTAGAGAACTTCCTATTATTGTAGCTGATGCTGCAGGAATAATTGGCGGAATGAAATTCGGAGGTCCTGGTGGAGCGGCAGTAGGAGCCGGTATAGGTTCAGCTATAGGAGAAGTAGTCGTTCAAGGAACAGCTGATTATATATTAGCGAAAATGAATGGTGAAGATTATACATGGGGAGATTTTCAAGAACTATACGATCAAATAAAAGATGATGCAGTTTTTACAGGGCTTTCTTCTGCTATTTTAACACCAGTAATGAAAAAAGTTTTTGATGGTATTTTAGCTATCGGATCAGCTGCTACAGGGAAAAGAGTACCGGGTGCTATTGCTAATATTGCTACAAAAGAATCAGTAGAAAAAGCAGGAACACGTCCTACAAATATAGCAAGAGATCAAATTAACGCTGAACTTCAAAACTTAGTTGGAAAAGACGCTTCTCAAATTAAATTTACATTAAATCAATATTTAACAGACGCTGAAATTGAATCAGTTTTAAATTATTTAAAAAACTTTCCGTCAGCTTCTAAGCAGTATCTTGATACTGTATCAAGTAATATAAAAGAAACAAGTGATGCAGTTAATACTTATTTATCTAATCAAACAGGAGTTACTCCTACAGGGACGATTCAGTCTATTGGTGAATTAGGAGCAAAGACTCAAGGAAGTGCTCAAGTAGTTCAAAATACAATTATCGGAGGCGCTCAAAAAGATGTTGCTTTCGATTTAAATAAACTTAATACTTTTTTAGATGTTATAGAAACAAAAGCAGGTAAAGGTGGAACGGTTACAGTAGATAACGTAGAGAATATAGCGAAAGCTAATAAAGATGCTTTTAACGCTCAAAAAGAAATTTATGATAATACAATTAAAACAGTTTTAAAAAATATACCTGGTGGCGGTAATAAACCTTTCATATCTACAGGAACGTTTAGAAGAGATTTATATGATTTAAGAAAAATATTAAATGATTCATTAATTGATGCAGACGCAGGAACAGTTAAGCTTATAAATCAAATATTAGAATCTACATCAGGAGTAAGAAAAGAAGGGGCAAGAGGAATTGCGCCTGCTAAGAATTTAACATTTCAACAAGCAATGTCAATGTTAAATGGATTAAATAGATTAGTAGATGATGAAGCTGCCCGATTAGTTGGAGGCGCTGCTGATTCTGGTAAAATATCTCGTATTGCTGCAGAACTAAGAAATGAATTAGATAGATCTCTTCAAAAGAATTTAAACCCTTCTGATTATTTATTAATTAAAGAAAGTTTAACTAATTTAAAAAATTTACGTCAAGAATATAATATGACAGCTATTAACAAGTTATTTAAAAGCACAAAAAGAGGATTAGAAATTTCAGATAAAAGTGTATTCGATAATATTTTAAAAGACGAAATTGCAGCAAAAGAATTATTTTCTATCATAGGAAATAATACTACTTTAAAAGGTGAGAAAGAATTAGTTCAAAACTACATATTAAATAAATATATAAATGAAGTAACAAGTAATAGAACTATTACTGATGCAGGAAAATTAACTAAATTAGCTTCTGAATGGATGCAAAATAATAAATTAGCAGTATCTTTCTTAGATAAAGAAACTCAAAATACTTTAAGAAATACGACTAAAACTATAAAAGAGTATGACATATCTCAAAAGAAGTTAGCTGATTTAACGAAAGATTTAAATAAAGGAACTTTAGGGGATCTAGGAAATGCTGATATTTATACGATAACTCGATATTTAGAAAAAAGTCCGGGTTCAGTTGGAGAACTTTTAGAAAATTTAAATAAAGCTGGTCAAAAAGGTTTAGCTAAAAATTTAGAAAAAGATATTAAACAATATTTTATGGAAAAGTTATATAAGCAAATTACTCGACCTGATACTCTTACTGGCGGAGAAATGTATTCTTCTAAAGCTATCGATCAACTTTTAAAAAATGAAAATAGAGCTATTTATGAAGCATTATTTGGAAAAGGCTTTATGATTCGATTACAGAATGTAGGAAAAGCTTTAGAACCTTATGATTATGTAATAGGACAAGGAGCACGAGTGGGAAGTAATATTACTGCAGACGCTTTAAAAAATATTTTTCTCGGTCAATTAGATAGAAAGAGAACGTTAATTCGAGGTATTACTAATTTTATTCGACTTCAAGGATTTAAAGGATCAGGAAAAGCTTTAGCTGACGTAGATGAATTTATGAGAAGAGCGAAAGGAATGTTTAATAGTCAAACAGATATGGAACGTTGGCTTAAAGCAACAACAGCTCAAGAACTAGGAACCCCTCCAGAAGGTGATGAAGCATCACTTTTAGAACAAGCAGGAATAGCTACAGGTAAAAAAGTTCTTCAAGCTACTCCATTTATGCAAGAAATTATTGGACAATCTTCTAATGCTTTTAAAAGTTTAATGGAACGAGCAGGTCAATCTGGTTACGAAATCCCTTAGTAAAGTGGTCAAGGGAACATCAGCAGAATATGCTGGTATTTCATGGTTATTGAAGCAAGGTTATCATGTTTTTAAAAACGTTCATGTTACTGGTTTTATTGACGTTGTTATATTTGATGGCAAGAAACTCATAGGAGTAGACATTAAAAGTGAGACATTTAGAAAGAAGAATGGACAAAAAATATATAGAAAACCTTCTAGCAAACAAAAACAATATAGTGTAAAATTACTTTTCGTACAAGACAACGGAGAGTGTTATTTTGGAAGCGATTAAAGAACGTATTATTAAGCACGAAGGCAAAATTAATAAAATATATAAAGATTCTCTAGGTTTAAAAACTTTTGGTGTAGGACATTTAGTATTAAATTCAGATGATTTAGAAGAAGATGTTGAATATTCAGATGACGTTGTAATGCGTTATTTTGAAAAAGACTTTGAAACAGCAGTATTGGATGCTGACAAATTTATCGATAAACATGAACATCCAGAAGATATTTATGGTGTAATTATCGAAATGTGTTTTCAGTTAGGCTATCCTCGCCTATGTGGCTTTAAAAAGTTTAAGGCCGCTCTAGAAGAAAAAGATTATGTAACTGCGGCTGATGAAATGTTAGACAGTCGGTGGGCGAAACAAACACCTAATCGTGCAAACGATTTAGCGGATATAGTAAGGGAATCATAATGATTTGGTCATTACTAGGAACTGTAGCAAAGGGGGCTGTTGATGTTATTAAAACAAAAACGGAAACTAAAAAGCTTATGGCGGAAGCTGAGCAAACTCATATTCGAAAAATGGCAGAGGGGGAAATTGAATATGCTATTGCCTCACAAAAGAACATGCAAAACTCGTGGCGAGATGAATGGTTTACGGTCATTCTCTCAATTCCACTCCTTATAGTTTTTGGTGCAATCTTTTTTGGAAAGTATGAATGGATTGATAAATTAAAAGAAGGATTTCAAACTTTAGATAGTTTACCTGATTGGTATATATGGGCTTTAATGGCAGCCATCGCATCATCTTTTGGATTGAAAGTTACTGATCTTGCGATTAAAAAGTTTAAGAAATAAATGAAGATATCTGACGATACTGCATTATCAATGCCTATCAGAAATTTGTTAGGGATTATAGCTGCAGTGGCAGTAGGAGTTTATGCTTACTTTGGAATTATGGAAACATTAAATCAACATTCTACTAGATTAGAACTTATGGAAAAAGACTTAGAACTTAATACAGATTTTAGAATTAAATGGCCTAGAGGTTTAATGGGAAATTTACCTGCTGACGATGAACAATTTATGTTATTAGAATTCTTAGCAGGTCAAGTAGAAAAACATCAAGTTATTTTAGATGAAAATTTACACTCTAAAGTAATGATTGAACATTTAGAAGATATGGTTAATCAGTTAGAAAAAGACGTAGAAAAATTAAAAGATGCGACTAGAGATATTAAATTTGCAAACGGAAATGGAGCACACTAATGATTAAAACAGTATTAGCTTTATGTCTATTTTCTAATGGTATTTTAATTGAACATACCATTCAAGATTCTGTTAATGAATGTTTAAAATCTAAAAGAATTATGGAAAGAAATATGCCAGGAGCACAAATCGTTTGTGGACAAGTAGAAGCTGAAATTGATGTTAAAATTATTAACGGAAAAGAATATGAATTCATTAAAAGTATAGCTAAATCAAAAAGTTAATGATAGAATAAACTATGCAATTAGATCTCAAAACTGTATTACCTTATGTTGTGCTTATAGCTACACTCGCAATGACATGGGGAATGTGGTCAGAAAGATTAAATGCTGTAGAAAGAAAAGCTGATCGTGTTGCAGAAATACAACAAGATATAGCGATTATAAAAGAAAAGATTCTTCAAATGGAAGATCGAGTAATGTGGATTGAAGAGTTCTTAATTAAAACTTATGACTAAACTTGTATCTTCTATATCAAGAATAGGTCGAACTGAACCGTTTGAATTACAAGTATCGAGAAATCAAATCGCTTATCATAAACATGTTTTTAAGTTTGGACAAAATGCAGATGTTGGAAATAGTGTAGAAACTATTTGGGCACAAGGAGGTTTATATTCTTACCCATCAAGTGCAACTACTATGACAGTATCAAGTTCAGATGTAAATGATACGTCAGCAGGAACAGGTGCAAGAACAGTTTTAATTTCTGGATTAGACGGAGATTATAATGAAATTTCTGAAACAATAACTATGAATGGTCAAACGGCTGTTACGACTACTAATTCATTTCTACGAGTAAACAGAGCAATAGTTTTAACCGCAGGAAGTGGCGGGGCAAACGCAGGAATTATTTATGTAGGAACAGGAACAGTGACGACAGGTGTACCTGCGAATATTTACACTACAATTAATGGCGACGGAACTAATCAAACGCTTCAAGCTTTTTGGACTGTACCAGCTAACTACACTGCTTATATTCATCAAACAAATATCTCAAC